CTATTTAAGCATAAGGAAACAGGTTTAAGGCGCTGGAGAAATTCCGAACATCCTGAGGATGTTGTAAACAATGCTCCTGTAAATATAGAGTCCCAAGATATGACCAAATGGGAGATGGTCGATGTAATAGGTAATGTTTATAATAGATTAGTTATTTACAGAGGGGACCTTTTCCACACATCACTCGATTATTTTGGACAGAACAAGGAAGATGGTAGACTTTTCCAGGTTTTCTTCTTTAATACGGAAAAATAAATGCTAATAGTTAGGAGACCCACTGCTATAATTTTTGGATGGGATGGAAAAGACGGAGCTTATGAGTTTGTTTCCACGGTTTTTTCATCAAATGAAAATAATATGTATTGGGTTGATCTTCTTTCTATAAAAGGTGATATCACATATGATTACCTTTCTGAGTTAGAAAGAAAGCATAGTCCCGATGTTATTATTGTTTTTGGTAAAGACCCAATAAAGATACACCCATTCTTTGATTATAAGACTATATTTCTCCCTAATTTGATATCTAATGATGATTTAGCAAACCTTATTGCACAATCTTACGTAGAGAATCATTCAACCCCATACAGACCGAAGTTTTCTGTTTTTACACCAGCTTACATGACGGGTGAAAGAATTAACAGAACTTATGAGAGCCTTAAAAATCAAACTTTCACAGATTGGGAATGGATAGTGGTTGACGATTCACCTAATGACCATGATGAACTCTGGGAAATTTTAAACTCCATTTCCTCTGAAGATTTCAGGGTTAAGGCATATCGAGTTAATCCTAATACTGGGGGTAGAGTTGGATTAGCAAAAAATAGGGCATGCTCCTTGGCAAATGGACAATGGCTGGTAGAATTAGATCATGACGATTACCTATTGAGTCAATGCCTTCAAAAACTTAATGATGCTGGTGAAAAGTTTCCAGATGCTGGGTTTATTTATAGTGATGTTACCGAAATGAGGGAAAGTGGAGAGTTCATTATGTTTGACGAGAGGGTTGATTGGGATTTTTACGGGACTCCTGGTAATAATTTTAATTTTGGGTACTCTGGGCATAGCTGGGTAGATGTTGAAGGTAAAAAATATCTTAGGCATCATTACCCTTCGATAAATCCAATTACTATAAGGTTTAACATTTCTATGCCAAACCATGTTAGGGCTTGGCGTAGTGACGTTTATTATAAAATAGGCGGACACAGGGGAACACTCCCTTTAGCTGATGATTTTGAGTTAATAATCAGGACTTTCTTGGAAACAAGAATGGTACATATCAAGGAGCTGCTTTATATTCAATATAGTAATCGAAGGAGTACTATGAATTTCAATTCTTTTGAAATAAACAGAATATCTAGAATTGTCAAAGAAAAGTACAATAAGGCAATACACCAAAGAATCCTAGATTTAGGATTTCATGATTGGGAATGGGATGAAGATAAAGAAACAAACCATCATCAGGAAGCTTATATGCAAAATGATCTTAGTGATATGAAATTCTGGGATGAAGAGCAAGTTTTAAATTACGAATATGAATAACAGGAGAACTAAAATATGCATGAACGCCATGGTAGCGAACGAGTCCAAGGTTATATTAAGGATGCTGGAATCTTGCTATCTGTATATAGATTATTGGGTTGTACAGGATAATGGATCTACCGACGGAACCCAAGACCTAATTCGTAATTTCTTTGCGGAAAAAGGAATCCCTGGATATCTGTATGAGACTGAATGGCATTACCCTGGTTATAATAGGGATCATGCTTTACAGGAATGTCTGAAAGCCGATCATGGATGTGATTGGATCTTAAGGATGGATGCTGACGAACAGCTTGTAATTGATGAAGATTTTGATTGGGAAATCTTAAATGATACATCTATTCATAGTTTTAACATCACTGCTCAGGATCCTGGTGGTATTTATTTTAGAACTTGGATGTGGAATGCTAAACTCCCTTGGTATTTTAGGCATGATAAAAGACACGAGATAATTTTCGTGAAAGATCCTAACGGGGATGATGAGAATTTCCAGATTGTAAATCTTCCTAAGGGATTTAAGCATATTATTACTAATGACGGTCAAACTTGGGATGCTTCTTTTAAATTTTTAAAGGATGCTTTGGAGTTAGAAGCAGACCAAGTGTGTACTGGGAAAATCCTAGAAGATGATTACCATTTGTTTTATATAGGTAAAAGTTATAATGATACTTACGAGGATCATAGATTTCCTTTTGGTAAAAATCATGGTGATGAATATGCTAGGCGTACTATTTACTACTTAGAGCATTATGTATCAAGAAGATTTCCTGGTTATCCCGAAGGCGTTAAACCTGATAGGTGGGATGAGATGGTTTATTATGCAATACTTTTAGTTGGGAGAGCACATAAATTTATAGGCAACCGTGATCAGGCATACCAAAAAATGAAAGAGGCAGATTGGTATTGTCCATTTAGAAATGAGCATTTAGTGGTAAAAGCAGAGATGTTAAACGAGGATGGAAATTATCAGGAAATGTATGATATAACTACTAGACTTATGGGAGATGATAGACTTTGTCCATTTCCAGATTGGCATTTTCTCCTTTGGACCGGGTGTTATAAGGATACTGGTGATTATGTTCAGCACCTTCACAATATTGCTATGGAAAAACTAGGTATCATTAAACCACAAAATGATATAGTTGAAGATAAAATAAATCTAACATCCTTTCCAGGAGAAATTTAAAAAAAGTAAAAATGGAAGATAGCATAAAAATTACACAGGAAGAATTAGAAAAAATAAATTCATTAAGGAAAGAAATAGCTGAAAACGTTGAATCTATAGGTAGATTCAATATAAAGAAGCATTTCCTGGTTAAGGATTTAGAATCCATTGACACTGAATTATTCGTACTCCTCCAAAAATCTGAAGATCTTGACCGTAAAGAAAAGGAGATAATTGACGAGATTGTTGGTAAATATGGGGAGGGACAATTGAACTTCGAAACAGGAGAATATACTAAAGACTGATGAAAGAAATAGAGGCATTACGTAAAACCAAATATGAATTGATTAGGACAATCAATTCTATTCAGAAGACTCTTGATGAAAAATCTGGAGGAAAGCCTCGGATTCTTTTTGTTGCACCACACCTATCTACTGGTGGTATGCCTCAATATCTATATAAAAAGATAGAGTCTTTTAATGATGATGCTGAAGTTTATTGTATTCAGTATAATAATACTTCCGAGGAATATGTAGTCCAGAGGGATAGGATTAGGGATAAGATTGGTGCAAGGTTTTTTTGCTTAGGAAGCAACAAATGGGAAATAATAGATTTGATAGAAAAAATCTGTCCTGATGTTATTCACTTTGACGATTTTGTTGAGTTTTTTATTGATGGCGAAATTATAGAAAAAATATTTGAACCGAATCGGCCATATTACATAGCAGAAACGTGTCATAGTTCAAATATTTCTACAAGGGATAAGGTCTATTGTCCTGATAAGTTAATAATGGTGAACCAATGGATGTGTGATAAATTCGAAAAGCTCGGGGTTCCTGTTGATATCCTAGAATATCCTATAGATAATCTCGAGAGACCCGATAGGGAAGAAGCTTTAAATGAACTTGGTTTAGATCCTTCAGTCAAACACATTATAAACATAGGACTTTTTACTCCTGGAAAAAATCAAGGGGAACTAATCCAATATGCAAAAAAGTTGGTGGATTACCCTGTTCAATTCCATTTTATTGGAAATACTGCACCAAATTTCCAGAGTTATTGGGAACCCTTGTTAAAAGATCTCCCAGCTAATTGCAAAATATGGGGAGAAAGGGATGACACTGATTCTTTTTATAAAGCAGTGGATTTATTTGTTTTTACCTCTAATTGGGAATTAAATCCCATTGTGATTAAGGAATCCCTATCTTGGAACTTACCTATTCTTATGAGAAGACTCGATCCATATTTGGATTCATATGATAATAATGATTTGGTTCATTACCTTACACCTTCTGGTGTTTTTGAAGACCTTGAAGTTAATGTATCAAAAATAAAGGACATACTTAAATTAGATGAAAAATAAAGGTTTAAAGGTTTATGAAAATTTAAGTAAAGCTAAGGAAGTTAGATTTAGACATCCTTATACATTTAATTTTCATTTTGATTATGGTCCTAAGGTCGATTGTATAGGTCCTAGTAATACAAAACCGTGTACTATAAAATTTAAGGATCTAGATATAGATGCTTATTCTTATACGGGTGAGACTTCTTCTGGGTTATACACTCAACTTTTTAGAAAGTGGTATACTAACTGGGGCTTTGAGGCTTATGATGGTGAGCAACTTATTTATAAGGAGGACCTGGAAAACGTAATCAAGAATAATAAGGTTTGTATTTCAATAGATAGCTCCTCTCTGGGTGATACTTTAGCTTGGATGCCTGTAATAGAAAAATTTAGGGTAAAATATGATTGTGATCTATATACTACTACTTTTTGGAACGAACTTCTTTCTATCTATTATCCAGACATTAGGTTCCAATCACCAGGTTATCGAGAGCCAAATACTAAAGCCGTAATTGGAGTTGGGTGGTATGAAGAGACTGATAGAGATACCCATAAAAGGGATCCAAGATCAATATCACTTCAGCAAGTCGCCGGGGATATTCTTGGTCTTGAAATTGATGGAGATGTCCTCACTGAAAAGGTCCCAGATTTGATCAAAAACTCTTCCCCAAGTGTAGACGGAAAATATGTATGTCTTGCTATGGAGTCTACCGCAAATGCAAAACATTGGCATTATCCCGACGGGTGGCAAGATATCACAGATTATCTCAATTCCCTAGGTTATAAGGTTGTTATTGTCCAAAAACAAGGAACGAATCTTCGGAATGTAGTTGATAAGACTGGTGATATAAGCATTCTCCAAAGGGCCATAGACATATATCATGCTGACTTTTTTATTGGAATAGGTTCTGGACTTAGCTGGCTTGCATGGTCTTTACATAAGCCTGTAGTGATGATATCTGGATTTTCGGATCCTAACTGTGAATTCAAAACTAAAAACTATAGAGTTATTGAAAAAGAGGTGTGTCACGGTTGTTTTAACGACACCTCTCTTAAATTTGATAAGGGTGATTGGAACTGGTGTCCCAGATTGAAAGATACTGATCGCATGTTCGAATGTACTAAATCTATAACTCCATCTATGGTAAAGGAGCATATTCAAAAACTTATTAAGGACAACCTTTCCTAACCTCTTTTAATCTACAGATATATAAGAAGAAGTAAATAAAACCTTCTTTGAATAATATCTGTAGATAATGGCTTTTTACCCCGAAAATAGATTTCCTAAAAAAGGATCTCCCGTTTATAATGGAAACGGAGACCAAAGAAATATTTCAGATCCCCGTTTTAGGTATCAGGATGAGCTGGAAAATACTACAAAAGTTTTCCACCAAAGCACTGATAATTATTTCGGGACTACTGGTGCAGCAATGGCAAGGGCGGAGCAGCTTGGGTGTAACGGATACCACACTGCTTTAGCTGATGATGGAGTTTATTACTATCTTCCATGCTCTGATGCTACCTGGTATGCTGAAAGGATGCAACAGTTTGAGAGTGCACTTAACTTTACCTACATAGGAAATTATAGGGTATTAACTTGGGATTCTCCATTTAATTATGTCCAGTCTTTTAACGGGTGGTTAATAGAAACCGCGGGAGCTGTTCTTAACGATCCTGTTAAGTTGGGAGATCCTTCTGCTGCAATTCCAAATGATATTGCTATAGATTTTAGATATTCTGTTGATGGACAAAGCTGGTCTTTATGGGCAAATGTTGGTACAGCATTAACTGGATTTTCTCAAGGATACACATCTAATAATGACTCTACCATATTCTCAATCCCGTTGGATCCATCTAAACCATTCTACCCAGAATTTAGATTTACCTCGGTTGTAGTAAATCCAGACGGTAGCATAGCATACGAAAGCGAGGAACCGATAGATCCTTCTGTTGTTATACTTGATTTTGATCTAGATCTTACCTATGCTACTGGACCTAGTGGTCCCTCAGGGCAAGTGGATACCTTAGTTATAAATAGACCGGTTCCTAGTTGCTCCAATGAGAAGTCAAACAGACCTGTAGTTTTCGATGATTGTAATTATACATTCGATCCTTATGCAATTAACAAAGCTGTTAATTTATATAAGGATTTAAGCTTGGTTGTAAACAAGGTATTCGGTTTTGAAACTAATTATTATTCGGTACAACCTCAGGCTAGAGGGAAAGACGTTGTCTTAAAAGAATATACCTTATTTGATGTTGTTGATGAGCAATGTGTAAAGGTAATGGTTCCTTCGAATCAATTTCCTGACAATCGGGTAAACTATGATCCTTTTGGCATCCAATTCGACGAACCCTTTGAAATACACATAGATAAGACATATTTTGAGAGTATATTCGGAAGGGGATCACAGCCAAGAAAAAGGGATATAATATATTTTCCTTTAACTAATAGGATTTATGAAATCAATTCAACTTACCTTTTTAGGGATTTCATGTACTCTCCAGTTTATTATAAGATCGAGCTTAAGAAATACAGTCAAAAATCTAATACTTACTTCAAGGATCCTGCTTATAAAGAGGAACTCGATGGCATTGCCCTAACTACTGAAAAATTATTTGGAGCTGAGGTTGAATCTGAGGAGGAGAAAATCTCTAAACCTAAACAATATTCTGACAGCTCCCAAAGAAGACAGGAAGACCCTACTAGATCTTATATCTATAAGAATCTGCCTATAGTTGGGTACGACCTGAATAATAACTGGACAATAGTATTTAACAATTATTATGATATGGCGGATGGGTTTGTTACTGATTCCGAGTTTATCTATGAACCAAATAAGTATAGGGAAGCTATCAGATATAAAAATAGCCCTTATTTGGATACTGATGGCGAAATCTCTTATACCTGTTGGTTCAGTTTAAAAAACTATGTTAACGAGAATAGCTTGGCTAAGAAGCCATTCTCTCCAGCACCTATTGTAAAGGTTTCTGAAGATTCAAACCAAATTGTATATAGTTCTCATCCCTATAAGCATAATCTTTCGCCTTTTAGAAATTTCTCTGATAATCCAGAAGGGTATGTGGCAATAAGTACTGATTCTAATCACTCTGGAGGATTTAAGGTACTTACTACCCCAGATGAATACAGATTCTCTGTTAGTAATCCCAACCTCCCTTATGCTAAAAACACCGCTAATTGGAAGATGCAAAAAGCTCAGGCAAGAAACCTGATAGATGGTACCTATTTTGATGTGAATAATGAACTAAAGGGGTTAAGGATAGATCTTGTACATTCAGGATCTAACGATCCAGCTAATAATAATTATGTACAACAGGGAAGTATAGAGATTATTCTTAACGATCTTACGTATGATTCTAGATTACAATTTGTACCCGAGCAAGATGAATGGTATGGTTTGGTCGTAAATATTAGTAATAAGTACAGACAAATGGGTGTTAACATATGGAAGATGTCCTATGATTCAACCAATCCATCACAACAAAGTTCTGATCTTATCAAAGTACACGAGGATTATAGAACCTTGACAAAATCATATACCTTCGATGCTCCTAAAGATGTCGAGACGAATGTTAATAACCCTTTCTATGGTACTGATAACAATTCATATAAGATTTATACTTCTCCACTCTTGCTTTCTAATATCAGATTATTTAAGAATATGATAGATATTGATAAGCAATCTATCGTTCTCAATCAGAATACCGTAAGAGATGAGCAGCTTGCATACATTATTGATAACGCTAAACCACAATTAATATTACCGAAGTTCGCTAGAAACAGGTAAGTAAAATTATAATATGCCTAGAAGAAAACCAAAACCAGAAAGGGTTGTTGAGGAGAAGATTAAAGAAAGCCTTGACTCCATCTTGCAGGATGAGAATTTAGACTTTGATGCTGTACAGCCTGATGAGCTACCAAGGCTGAAAACCACGGAGCTTATGAATTTTACGGAAGCAACGCAGACAACAGGTTCTGATGCAAAGGGAGTTCTGGATTCTATTGTTAAATTTTACTTGGATGAGAATTTTATAGATCAAACTGATTATATCGAGTATAAGAAAAAGATAGACTCGATGAATCTTGCTTCTATGATGCTACAACTAAAAACTGCTCAGCATGCTATCACTAAACTTTTGGAAGAAATAGATCTTGGAAATGCAAACCCAAGAATGTTTGAGGTTCTTGCACAACTGCAGTCACAAATCATGCAAATGCCTAAAGATTATCAGAATTATGTCCAAAAAATGGAGGATGGTTATAAAGCTCTTGGGACCCAATTAGAAGATAAAAGTAATGCTGGTTCTTTCCAATTAGAACCAGGAGAGGATGGAAAAAATGTATACAACCCATCTTCTACTGATACCGGTGGAATCAAGGTGAGAGGTACGAAAGGACTTATGGAGGGATTAAGGGATATAATTGGTGCTGAAATCGAGGATATAAAGGTGGATGATGTTGACGAGAACGCTATAGTAAATGCTAAAAAGAAAGCTGAAATAGATGCAAGTAGAAACATCTCTCTCGACGAGGACGATTCTGATCTCGAAGTAGAGGACGATTTATTCGATTAATTGTTATGTCAAACATAGAGGAAAAAGAATCTAATTACTGGAGTACCAAAAGGATAGAAGATCTACTTTTCAAAGTGGAAGAGGAGGGACTTGATTATAAGTCAGTGGATAATCCCTTCCATGACGGGGATCCCGAGTTAAAGAGAGCAAATATTCTCTACGAATATACACAGGACGAGATTTTGGAAATGGAAAGATGTGCAAAAGATGTTGTGTATTTTTCTAAATATTGTAGAGTGATGACCGACGACGGTCTTTTTTATGTAAAGCTAAGGGATTATCAGGAATCGGTACTAAGGGAATATCAGGCAAATAGATTTAATATCTTCCTTGCTCCAAGACAGGTTGGTAAATCAATAACTTCAGCTATAGTCCTCGTTTGGTATCTCCTTTTCAACCATGACAAAAATGCTATGATCCTCGCTAACGTTGGTTCTACTGCAGAAGAACTAATGGATAAAATTAAAGCAATTGTACGTGGCTTACCGTGGTTTCTAAAACCCGGTATGGTTGTAAATAACGTGATGTCTATGAAGTTTGACAACGGGTGTAGGGCGATAGCAAAAACTACCACAAAAACTTCTGCAATTGGTTTTACTATCCATTTCCTTTACATGGACGAGTTTGCTCATATTCATCCAAACTTTATTGAGTCTTTCTTTAGATCTACATATCCGACGGTATCGTCATCTAAGGTATCTCGGATAATAATCACATCTACCCCTAATGGGATGAATAAATTTTATGAGATCTACAGGGATGCAGTAAGTGGAGACAACAGCTTCAACCCAATTAGAGTTGACTGGTGGCAGGTTCCTGGAAGAGATGAAGAGTGGAAAAAGAAAGAAATCTCCAATTTAGGATCGCAGGAGTTATTTAATCAGGAATATGGTAATCAATTCCTAAGTTCCTCTACCCTTTTATTGGGCTCAAACGAGCTTAAGAAGATAAAAGCTAACGAAGTCGAATATGAGTGGAGGGAGATAGATGTATTGGAAGATATAGGACTTCCTTATGATAATTTTAGATGGCATCCAAAGTTTCAGCTAAATGATGATACTCTTAATCGTAACAGGTTTGTGCTATCTGTCGACCTTGCTGGGGGAGGTAAAGGGGATTTTACCGTATTAAATATTTTTAAAGTAGTTCCTTTACCTAAAAAGGTAATAGAGAGTATGGATGATTTCCAGGATGAATCTGACTTTTTTGGTCTTTTACAGGTTGGAATTTATAGGGATAATGAGATAGAAGTGGAGGATTTTAAAAAAATTCTAGAATCCGTTGTAGTAAAGCTTCTAAACCCTGAAAATGTAAGGGTATTGCTGGAGATAAATTTCAAGGGTGAACTTCTAATAGATAAGCTTACAAATAACGACGAATTTCCTATGGAAATTTTCGTTCATACTAAACATACCGAGTCGGCTAGAATGAGAAAGCCGGGGATAAAGTATAACGAGAAAAACAAGATGAAATATTGTGAGATCCTTAGATCTCAAATGAGGTTAAATAGGGTAATCGTAAATGAATCATCTTGGACCGTGCCTGAATTATTCTCTTTTGGTTTAAACGGCAGGGGAACGTATTCAAGTCAATCTGGGCATGATGATGTTGCCATGACTATAGTTAACCTATCTGGCATGTTCGAGTCTTCTGATTTTTACGAACTGGTTGGTGAATTATATGATGATCTCGGCGAGTCAACTTATAGAGATCTTATAGATCTCAAACTTGAGGAAGCGAGTGATAGCGGGGAAGGTACTAAAGAAGGTGGATTCTACAGTTCTTTCAGTCAATTGCTCTAATAAATTCCGCCATCTTGATATATAGTATTACTACTCGGGGAGCATTCAAAAATGCTCGTTTCGGTTTAGATATATAGTAGGCAAAAATATCTCTTGTACAATAATGGCAAAGAAAATCAAACTGGATTTATCCCAATTTAAAGCATCAGGAGTCTATACGCTGGAATTTGACGCATCAGAAAATGTAATTCTAACGTCACAGACGATCCGACTGGTGGTGGGATTTTCGAATAAAGGACCTTTTAATGCTCCTGTGTATTTACCAGATGTAACTACAGCAGTGGCAGTTTTTGGAGAAATAGACAAAACGTTAGAAGCTAAAGGATCTTATTTCCACAGATCAATATTCGCTTGTTTAAATACCGGACCGGTGTTTGCACTGAATCTTTTAAGCTTAAATGATAACCTAGATAGCCCAACAGCTGATGTTGTAAATTACTTTGGGTATTCGATTGATACTGAGCAATCTAATGGTGTTTTAACCTCTAGATTGTATTCTTCCTTCTATAATAAAGAGAGATTTTGGTTTGCCGATACTAATTACTTCTTAGCCACACTTTCAGCGGTTGATACAGGTAGATTATTCAACTTGGTTAACCTTGGAAAAGAAGCTATGAGCGTTATAGTAAGGAAATCCACTGATGCTAACCCGCCATTGCAAGGTTTTGATGTTTTTGCGCTTGATTGGTATGGAGCTGACAATGTTCCGAGCTTTATGCACCCGTATGATTATATCTCTGATTATTTTATAGACGTTATATCAGTTTCGGGCGATTGGACTGACTATGAGACACTATCTCTGGATCCAAAATGGAGTTCTTTCTTTACAAGAAATGGATTTATAAAGAGTCAAATTAATAACTTCTTATCACAGCCGGACGTTAATATTTTAACTTCAACTACCGGATGTTTGATTCCGGATTTTGTGGATCTAAACGGAAATAATCAGTACATCCAAACGCTTATAAATAATAACACCCCTTCTACAGGACTATTCTGTGCAGTAGATGAGGATGCTATGGATGACCTTTGTAATAATCCGTATAAGATCGATCTTGTAGGGCACCATTTAATTGATGAGCTTACAGCTGATAGAGATATAGTTGATGCAAGATTAAATTTCTTAAGTTATGATCAGAACCTTACTGCTGATTACTTATACACGCAGAATTTAACAACTATTACCGCTGCTACTGGTGGATCACCAGATTCTATTAATGTCGGTACCTTGTTTACTGTAGGTGCTACTTCAACCTACGGAATCGGAGCTAGTGCTTTTAACGCATATGATGCTTCTCTTAAATATGGAGGATTACACTACATAGTAACAAACAGTGGTGTAACAGGAGCTTCCCTGACAACCGCAGAAAAGAACGAGCTTGTTAGTTTCGCAACTCCAAGCGCAACATCTTCCCCGTATATTATAGGTACTGTTACTGGATTATCTGGATTAACTGGATCTGTGATTAACCAATTCTCTGAAAATGATTTGGTAAAATTGAAGATTTCCGGTGCAATTCAAACCTCTGGTCAGGTACTACTAACGTGGACACACCCGTTGGATACTACGTCTTACGCAGCTCAAGGGGTAAGCGTTGTACCATATACTAATTTAGTTGGTGCAACTTCTGGCAATGTATCTGCTGATTATTATCAAATAGCATCTTCGGATTACCTAGATATAATTAGTGTTGATCCAGCAACAGGTGCTACCGCTGGTACCCCTAATAACGTATTAACTGGACAGCTTTCAACAAACTTCTACCAAGATCTTTTGTACGGTGAATTGGAAGACGGTGACCAAATTTGGTTGAATGATACAGGAAGTTCTGTTAATTACCTTTCTTACGAATCTACTGTTGATAGGGATCAGTTTAAGGTCTCTTACGCCAGAACGTTTAGCAATATATCTAGGCAAAGCCCAGATCAGCTTACTGACTATCCTGCATTCGGATCTGTTTATGCATCGGACAATATTGGTGCTTCTGTAAGTGCTGGTAAAACAGACATCATATCTTCCGTTGGATCGATTAATCAGTTTGTTAATATAATAACTCAAATTGACCCAACTAACTTTACGATATCTTCTACACCTTCTTCTCCTATCTCAGTTGGTGATTTGATAGTATCTACTGATCTTGATATCTGTGAAACTGTTGGAAGTAATAGACAAAATAGATTGACTAAGGTAACTGCTGTATCTCAGACCGCTACTGCTAATGTAGTACAGGTCACTACAGCTAGACCAGTTTACTATTACGCTGGAACTCCTATACAGGTCCAAAAGTTCAAATCAATACCTCAATTTACAAGGTCTTTTGATTTCACTTACCTACAAGGATTTACCATGAGGGATTCTCACAGACCGAATGGAACTGATGCTAGGGTTTCTGAATTACTTGATGTAATGTACAATACAAACATTGCAGCAACTCTTGCCGCTAAGGATGTTATCTCTTTCAGATACATTGTAGATACATTTAGCGGTCAGATCTTACCTAACTCGAAATACCAGTTAAGTAAGCTTGCAATGATGAGACAAAAGGCTTTGGCACTTATCAATGCTCCTTCTATGAGTCAGTTTAGGGCATCGACAGATCCTAGATTTACCGATGCACCTACACAAACGAATCCATACCCATCTCTGAAATCTCAATACATTGCAGAAGGTGGTAACCTTTCCCTGAATCCTTCCTACACATTCAGTTTACCGACGGAAGATCAGGGTGCTAAGTACGCAGCTTTCTATACCCCTTATTTGACATTAAGGGAAAATAATAGAAATGTAAACGTACCACCAGCAGCATACATTTCCAACAACTTTGTTAGAAAGTTTGCAAACGGCGAACCTTACAGTATTATTGCAGGTCAGAAAAGAGGGGTTATTTCGGGGCAAAACTTGGTAGGTCTTGAATATGACTTTACTGATGAAGATAGAGGTTGGTTGGAGCCAGTAGGGCTTAACCCTATTATTAAGAAAAGAGGCCTTGGTGTGGTTGTGTTTGGAAACCAAACCGCATATCAAACAGTTAACTCAGCATTTAATCTTGCACACGTGAGGGACCTTCTCATAAGTGTAGAGAATGATGTTGAAGAAATTATGGCTAACTACCTATTCGACTTTAACGAGGATTCAATTAGACTAGAGATTAAGACTTTGGTTGATAACTACCTTGATGGTGTAAGAGCTGGTGGAGGTATTTATGCTTATCAGGTAATTATGGATTCTTCAAATAATCCACCATCAATTATCGATCAGAACATTGGTATAATTGATGTGATTATCGAACCTGCTAGGGGTATCCAGAAGTTCATTAACAGAATCACTGTTACTAGAACAGGTGGTATCGCAGCTGGAGGATTTATTCAGTTTGCTTAATTTGACAAAATAGAAAATTTGGATAAATATAAAAAAAGGATAAGAACTAAATGGCTGGCTTACCACATTATCAAAACTCAATAAACTCGGTAAACAAATTTGAGCCGGTTTATCTCAATCAGTTTGAGGTAAATGTGATTCCCCCAGCTGCAGTAGCTGGTGGTCCTGTTTTGCTTGAGCATGTTATTTCAGTAGATGGTTTAGAGGTTGATAAGAATCCAAGTTTTGTTTCTCAGAAGTATAAATTCGCCAAAAGAAACTATGCTGGGGGTAAACCAGATACTACTACTCTTGATCTGGGGCTGAAATTTACAGTTAACCTGGATGATGCTAATTCCATGTATGTTTTCAAGACACTTAGACAGTGGACAGACCTTATTTATAATCCTTTGACTGGAGCTCAAGGTATTAAAGCTGATTATACTGGAACTATAGTAGTCTCTGTTTTCAATAAAAATGGAGATGTATTTAGAAGAATTACACTTAAGGATTGCTTCCCACTCAAAGCGATAGATCCAATGGAACTAGAATATGTAAACGGGAATACCCTTTATGAAATTAGCATGACTTGGGCGGTTGATTATTGGGACGATCTTTTCTTATAAAATAAAAAAAAGTAGATGGCAGGTTTACCACATTTTAATAATTCAAAGGCAGCGAGAAATAATTATGAGCCGGTTTTCTTAAACCAGTTTGAGGTTATTATTACCCCGCCTAATGGTATTAATCTATCAAATACTACATTCAGAGGCGAGACAATATTAACTCAGCAGGTAAAGAGTATTTCAGCATTACAAGTTGATATACAACCCTCTGATGCTGTTACACAATATTACAAGTTTGCTGAAAGAAGATATGCTGGAGGCGAGCCATCAACATCGGATGTTCAGTTCACTATGGATTTTGAAGTGAATCTTGACGATAATAATTCGATGACACTTTATAAGATATTGAGACAATGGTCTGATCTTATTTACAACCCTCTTACAGGAGCAATGGGTTTAAAGAGGGATTATGTTGGATCTATGGTAGTCTCGGTTTTTAATAAGCAAGGTGACGTTTTCAGAAGGATAACCTTAAATAATTGTTTCTTGGTTGAGCCAATTACACCGATGACATTGTCTTACGATACTGGTGATGCACTTTATACAATTTCCACTACTTGGAAGTCAGATTACTGGAACGACCTGTTCTTGTAATTGGAACTTAATCACTAATTTTTTCTATAATTTTTGATTTTTATACCCTAGTGGTATATAGAGAAAATGACAAATATGTCTGATAAAAATCTATCTCCTGAAGAAATCCTAAGAGAAAAAGAAATCTCCGGCGGAATAGTTTATGATGACCCCAATGGTCTAAATCTTGATACTGAGCTTTCCGGCAATGTTTATAGTAAGGAATCTTCCCCGAAAACTAATGATTTACCCTCTGAACCTTTGGTTCAGGAAAGTGAGACTAGACCACTAGATCTTGGTTGGAAGAATTTACCTATTGGTATGCTACCATCACAGGGACTTTTCTATCCTGAGAGTTCAAGGATAGCTATTAGACCTGCTGAGGTGAAGGAGATACGTCAATTTTCTACTATTGATGAGGATGATATGCTTGACATAGACGATAAGCTAAATTATATTCTTGATTCTTGCTGCCGTATAAAATTTGATGAAAG